CCGGAACCAGCAGCTTGAGCAGCGGCCATCCATGGTGATCCAAAAGATCCAGCTCCTAATTTTAGAGCCTGGGAAACAGGCTTTGCCAACGGAGCAGATTCCATTGGCTTGGATAATGATCCATCAAATGTAGATTTGTCAGTGGCGATATCTCCAAAAGGATTTATCCTCTGGGGAGCACGCATAACTCTCTCATATGGTGGTGGTGGATCATTACTCATAGAATTTTGAAAGAAAGCATCAAGCTCAGATGCTTTACGCAAACCCGCAGTGAAACCGGATTCGCCTGGACGCCTAGGTTCATCATCATCAAACATCCTCATACCAAAACCGTTCATTATTGTATTTGGTCGGACTAATCACAAGAAGGGACAAACACAAACATATAATTGCAAACACAAAGAGGTTATAAACTTTCATTTTTGCAACACCAACATACAACAAAAGGAACGTTACACATAATTAGTACTTTAATCATGATTCTTTATCATATTTCCAATGGTTGATGCTAACCATCAACTGAGCGAGTGAAGCTCGCATACTCAAATAATGAGCCAGTGAATCCTCTTTTTGAGAAGGAGTACACTGTTTTCTGCTAGCAGCAATGTCAATTTTACTTCTAACTTGAGCCATCAACTTCTTCGCCTGGTTAAGTTCCACAAGAGCGTCATTCTTAGGGTCACCATTCTTACACAGATCTGAGTTTTTAGAAGTAACAAGCAACTTGATGGGCGTACCTGCTGTGCCAGGAGCTTTTCTTCTGCATGCATTTGTTATAGCATTAGAAAACTGACTGGCTTCCAACTTTGACTGCATCGAAGCATTTTGTTCATCTACGTCCAACTGGTTAAGCCGGATTTTGATTGTAATAACTTCATTGATGTAATGCAATCTCACTGTGTCTCTGATATAATCTTCGGAGTCCAAGCGAGCTTTATCATCCTTCAACTGTTCAGCAAGCTTAACACCTTGATCAAGAAGAGCATGTTGGGGCCAAGAACAAATCCCCTCCGCATACGAATCACAATCCCTAATACAAGAGAAAGCAGAATGTGGCAGAGAAGAATATGTCCAAGGTGGCAAACAAAGATCTTCCATATCCTGATGAACCATTTTGATGACATCTGCGGGGGATCGATCAACATAAGGCGTAGCCAATAAGCGTAGCATAGCAAAAACACGCTTAGCCATCTGTTTGTCTTTATCAAACGGACTATTCCAATCATCACCTTCAGTCCTTAGATTTTGTTGACTTAATGACCTGTTGGCAGGGTGAAGATGAGTTCTCTCGTCGTGATTTATTGACATCATGAAAGGAATATATAAGATTTTGAGTGAAAATTTTACAGATTTAAATTCTAGATAACATCATACATAATGAAAGTACTAACGTATAAGTAATTAACAATTAAAGATCGCAGTTAGTTGCGGGCTTCTCAATTATTCCAACTCGTTTCACTAAGTCAGAAATAGTGTTTTCCAACATCAAAATTTTGCCAGCATCGCTTGGCTCGATCCGGGTCCGACGATTTTTAGTTCCATATTTTGAAAGCATATCATTGTGCAACTGTGTATGATACATGTAAGACATAGAAGAAGTGGGGGGAAGTGGGGAGCTAGTAGGAAAAGTTCCTTCATAAGTCAAATAAACTTCAGATCCTGCACCATCAAAAATAACATCTGAAGCAAAGGGCTGTGTTGTAAGGAATCCATTGGGGTTTAATCTAAGAATACGAATAGGATCAGGGAAAGCTTTTGTCCTAACGGCATAAAGATAGCTAACGGCAGGGTCGAGACCAGAAGTCGCGTCCATGTCGAAAGCCATATCCTCCGTCTGGATATTAAGCGATCTAGTTCCAACATTCGTAAACGTGACAATAGATTCATTAGCAACAGTGGGAGTGAGAGAAGTACTATTTCCTGTAATAGTCAAAGCAGCAAGGGAAATGGGAGCAGAGTTTTCTCCAGCGACAGTCAAATAACAGGAGTGACCAGCATCAGCAGGATAGCTTGCAAAATACAATCCACCATTCATAGGCTGGAAAAAGACTTTAAATTCACCAGAATCAAATTTCTTAGAGGAGGTACTATTAACGGGAGTCATCACTGTAATCAAATTAAGACCATATAAGTTAGCTGTAGCTTCATAAGCGCTGAGCTCGCAATTTTGAATAATATTTTGATGTCTGCCAGGGAAAATGGACAAATCTAGATAAGAAGAAGAATCAGAATTAACAAGAGAGAACTGGGCCATACCTAAATGCGTGGTATTAGCTTCTATCCCATTCCGGAGCGTCAACATTGCAGGGTCGAGGGTTTGACTAGGAAAACTAGAAGTGTAAACACCGTTGATTCCCTTAGCCATCATACCTCCAACCGACAATGATGTCACACCAGAATTAAGATATTGCATACGCATTCGAGAAGACACTTGATCGTCACACCCTCGCTGATTAAAGATGTCAGTGCACGTAGCAACAGACAAGGGACCAGCGTTGATGGGAGGAGCAATAGTTATACCGAATGAAGGATTTGGTTGTGCAAACTGGAATTTGCCCACAGATTCAACAACAAGAGAAATACTATCAAAAGTAGCATTCTGTGTCACGAGAGGACCAACAACATAGAAAACAATATACCCTCCAAAAGATTCAGGCTTAGTGTAATCAGGGGTGTTGGTGCTCCAATGAAACATAACGTTTCTCTCATCAGGAGGTGAATACGTCATCCAGTCTGTGTTCTTAGGATCCAAATCAACGTTAGGATAAGCGGTAAGATTTTCAGTTCCCATTCCACGAATTTCAGATTCCGAGATATTAGGGGGAAGAAATCCAACCCTGAAAGAGCCTCCAAAGAACGCAGTAGCCATAAAACGGCACCGAATACCCATGGAACCATTCCAGGCATTGAACATTTGATATACAAAACGAACAAATTTATGACAAAATAGGGGATGTACTTTAATAATGCCAAACACGTGACCAGGTTGAAACTTGGAAGAAATAACGAATCGGGTAAGGAAAATCCAATCACGAAAGAGAAGAAAATTAAGAGTTTCAATCGCACTAGTGTGCTTAATTTCTGATGGTTGGGATTGAAGTGTCTGTGCATCTTGAGACGGAACTGTTTCCGCTGTACCAGAGATGCCACCAGAGTCGATTGCCTCACCGAGGCCTGACATAATGAATTTGGGGGGGGAACGAAATGAATGATGATAGAAGAAACGCAAAGTGTATTATCACAATAATTTAAACGTCGAGTTACAAATATTAAAATGAAAGTACATTGTATTAGTAATTTAAAGGGGCATACCAAGTGTTGCATAACATTCCTCGTAAGAGGGGAAATTTAACATAATAGGTTTGCCTTTAATCGCTTTGCGAATCTTCTTACACCAAACATCGAAAAATTCACGACCATGTAAAGCCAATTCAGGAAAAATAGTATCAATGGATTGGGCCACGAGTGCAGGATCACTACATACGGGCCACTCAGAATCCACAGGAGAATAGGGGGGGGAAAATCTAATCCAAGAGAGTTGCTTAACAATAGAATCCAAGTTTGCCTTGCCAACCCAATATCCTGATTCATTTCGGAAAGATTTCTTAAGAAATTCCAACTCTGCTAAGGGCCTAATATTTGGAACTTCACCAGTTGATTTTGCGGCACTAGTTGCCTTAAAGCCATAGATAGTAACAATATCTTTACAACTATTAAAATGAAACCATGATTGAACGTCCGGATGAACTGCAGCAAAGAAATCGTCTCCATAAAACCCACATCTTACATACTTTTTAAAAGAAGCGTAGTTTGCAAGCTCAGGAGCATGAATTCGAGCCAATCGCAACCAGACACAGAAAGTCAAAATCCAATTTATGAGAGAATTTTCAACAGCGGTACCAGGATTCCCAGAAACTTGAGATCCCTCTAGACGCCACACGCGATTCCCTGACACTACAAGAGCACGCTCAACAGCGCGGTGTAGGGATAATCGTGCAACATCATGAGAAGCCTTCCATTCCTTATCCTCGGAACAATGCTGATACACTCTATTAACTAACCGGGGAACAGCCTCAGTAAAAGCACGAGGAACACCTCCATCCCAATTGGCATAATCCATATCAAAACCGTGGTCAGACACTTCAGCAAAATAATGATAAAGTGCATGTCCTTCGAGTGAGTTAAAGTTTATGCCAACTTTTATGGGGTGCATGTCGAAAGTTTCACCAATTCTGTGAAGAAAAGAACCAAAATACTTACGATAAGCAATCAAATAGTCAAAAGGGCATCCAAAGAAAACACGAGTCTTACGAGAATTCACATCATATATCTTTTTCAATTTATAAACTTCATCCTTCAGATAAGCTGAAAAGATTGCATCAATTTCCAAGTTATTTTCCGCATCGACACACATCTGATCGATTCGAGAGGATACATACTGTCCAGCCTCAGAGTTATCAAAATACCACAATCCATTGGTAGGATTCTGCTGAAGATAATCACCTTTATTTCTCCTATTGGGGAATTTTTGGGTGAAAGGAAATCCAGCAGAACCTGATCTATCAATAGAATGAGCCTTGGGATACTCTTCCTTGAATGGCGTGTTAATAGCCTCTGTCTTCGTATAAATGCGTGTGTCAAGATCTTTACTATTAAATATCGAAATCAATTCATCAGAAACAGCAACAACAGCAGCCTCTATATCAGCCAAACACTCAGCAGATGCCTCATTGGCCTGATATCTCGCGAGCCCCTCATTCAACATCGATGCATGATCAGTATTTCTAAAGTCAGTTGTCGAAAGAATGGAAGGCTCAAAAGAATCATCAATGTCAAGTCCGGTCTTATACTTTGAAGTAGTGGCGGGTGTATAGACTGTTGAAATTGGTCTTCCCACTAAATTTAATCCAGTTTGAACACATTTCTTATGTTGAGTGAATTCAGTAAAATCTCTAGAAGATTTCTTTTCCAATGAAATAATTGTATCAGATTGGGCCATAAATCTTTCAATATATTCACGGGTAAATGCAATAGCAATTGAAGTTGAATTTGCTCCAGCTCTATGAATACCACACAATTTAGATGTGATACTCTTTCCAATGAGATACACTGGATTTCCA